CATCAAAATATTTCTGACTAGCATCTTTGTAATAGTATGCATAATAGTTGTACCACAATGCACGAGATAGATCGCTAGCATCATCGTGCATTGTACAAACAATAGGATCATATTCAATTTGAGTTTGTACTTTTCGTTTTCTGTTGTACTGATTCATAGTTTCAACATTAAACTTATAGCTAGGAAGTTTAACTTCCTTAACTAACAAACTCAGATTGTTTAGATCTTGTGTTTGAAAAACATTACGTAGTTGCGGTATTTGCTGTACATTTAAATTAAATACAACATGATACAAGAACTTATGCCGCGGCGCAAGAGCGTAGCTATTGCTACGGAATGTCTTACTTGCATGCGTGTAGTCTTTAAGGAAATCGTTGCCGAAAAATCCTTTGAGAAAATCTTCACCGAAGGCCATAAGTTACTCCTTATTAGCCGCTTACTACATCACCTAGTGTTCTACCTACAGTGGCTCCTACGCCTGAACCAATTGGTGTTTGTATAGCATTGTCAAAACGCATCGTCATGCCAATTGTTACTGGTTCATTTGATCCGTAGTTCAAATCGCCGTAGTTTGCTTCAGTAATAAAGCAACCGTACATTTCCCATGTTTCTAGTACAACTGGCTCACTTGAACCATTGCCACCGTCGAGGACCTCGCAACGTGTAGTAAATTTGTAGTCAATGCCGGAACTTGCAGAAGCTTGTTCCATCATGTCTAGTTGTTTCTGTAGCTGTTCGCCAATTAATCTACTTACGTTTCCGCCTGCATCGTCACGGAAGTTAGCAGTTGTTGTGGCCCAGGTATGTTTACCGGCTAGGTACATTCTACTATTGTAGATTTCAATTGGGATCTCTTCAAACGTTACACTAGGGCGTGTAAAATCCATTACCTGCTTGGTTAGTTCAGTTCTAGGTGTTGATACACCTAAGTTTTCAAATACCACTCGGAAGCGATACTTTAGTTTAGGCATTAACAAGCCTTGTGTTGCACTACTCTGGTCACTGGCCAAAGGCACTGTCATTCTTGTTAGCGATGATACGGCCATTCTTTGTTCTCCTATTACGTAATTATTTATCTAAGTTTTGTCACAAGAAAATGGGACCGAGGCCCCATTTCCATGCATTTTAGTATATTTAAACAGCAGCTGAGCTTGCAGTATTACCTGCTGCAATTTCGCCTGTATTCTTAATTCTAATCGGAATATAGATAAACTCAACAGCTTTAACTGGCTCAATTGCAACATCAACGTACATTTCGTTTCTGTCAATTCTAGCCGGTGTGTTGTTTGACTCATCGCACACTACCAAGTAATCATATATACCACGCTTCGCAACTAAGTCGATCATCAAGCTTTCAACTGAGTTTTTAATTTCATCACGTGTTAGTTTATCATTTGGTTCAAACACAAAGTTTTTAGCAATAACTTCAAGTCTACCTCGTATAAACGCTACTAGTCTTGCAACGTTAATTCTATCAAGTGAACTAACTGTGTATGTTGTTTTGTTACCGTAGTTAAGAATACCACTGCCCGGAACAAACGTAATCGGGTTAATGTTGTTCTCATACAATGTATCTCTCAATCCTTGGCGAATAGCTGTTTGTGTAAACGCACCTGTTTGTGCATTCACATAACCAAGTGCATTAGCATTGTCAACTGTGCCTCGTCGAGTACCAGCTGGTGCTAACCATGGATATGCAACATCATCACTGCGAACTACTGTTCGTAGCATCATGTGCGATGGAGGAGCAACTACTATGTTACCGCTTAGATCAGTTGTTTGACAACTTGGATAGAACACACCATAGTATGGATCCGATGTTGTTAGTCCGTCACCTGATGCATTAGTTGCCCAATTAACAATATCTGTGCCATTGTCTGCTAAACGCATTGGAGTGTCACCGATAATAAACGCTGTGTTACTACGCTCGTTGTTCAATGCTACCATGTTTGTTGCAAGCTCAGGATAGTTTGGAGTAGCAATTAGGTTGAATTGACGCTGCTCTTCACGAAGCTCTTGTGATCCGTCAATACTGGCTTTCATTGCAGCAACAACAATTGATCTTACTGCCTTACGTCCTGCATACATGGCACCATCAGCTTGGTTACCACTTGCAGTTACCCATGCATTTGTTTCAGTCGGCAATGACACGTTTGGAAAGCTAGAAGCATTAAAGTAATTAGTTTCGTAGCTCTTAACATTAAAGCCACTTCGTCTTGTATTCCAGAGCAACATGCCTTCGGGATATAATGTAGCATCTGGTGCGTCAACGTCAAGATATGCACTTGTTAGCAAGCTCTTGATCGTTGGGATTGCATCTGTAATTGGATCAGTTGTACCGTTCCCGGCCCAACGTGCATCTGCAAATAGTACACCATTTTGTGTTGTTTGATCAGTGTTATCGATTAATACCCATTGATCAACAGCAGAAACAGTCTGCCAACGATATATTGTTGGGTAGTTATCTAGATCAGCTGTCGACAACCATAAGTCACCGTAAACTAATGCACTGTCGTCACTTTGTTTTGTTGGCGGTGTTGCAGAAACAATTGGACCGTTTGGCGAAGTTGTACTTAGGTTGTAACCACGTTGATCATTGTCAACATTTTGGTAACCTGTCCAAACACCGCCGCTATTGATTAGGATGTCAGCTTCGTCAGTTGCACTATAATACCAGTATGTACCATCAGCTGGATCGGTACTTGGAGGTACACTACTTGGTGTATAACTATTATCTCCACCTAGCGGTTGCCAGTTACTTAGAATCACATCTGAATCGTTTCCGTTTCTTACACCATTCACTGTTGCTACAATACCAGCATCAGTCACTGGTGTACCGCTTGTGTCTTTAAGTACAATGTCTCCGCCTAGTGTGTGCTCAATTTGTACTGCACCAGTTGACAACACTCGTGCAGTTGTGTTTGCAACGTTAGCTGCAAGGAACGCTGTTACAAAGTCTGCCGCAGTTGTGCCGGCCAATGTGGCTGTTACTGCTGCTGTTAATGTTGTGCTGTTAGCAGCACTGGCTTGAATTGTAAATGTTTCTGAACTTGTAAATGTTGGTGTAGTAACGTTACCAGTAATTAGTGTCGCACCAGTTGCATATCTTTCAAATACTTTGTAAGTATATGTGTAATTTTCTTGTACATCATTTTTTGCATACAAAGAACCAATTACAATATTTTTACCGCCTCCACTTGGGTCAAGATTTTTTAGAGCAGTTTCATCGTTTGCATACACTGGGCAGTTTTGTGTGATAAACGTATCAGTAGTTATGTCGTATTTTCTAACAACTAAATTAGCACCTGAGTTAACATTGGTTGTTTTTGCCCACACACTGCCTGTTGGGTGTGGTTCAGTACCTGTGTCACTCCAGCTTGGATTCTGGTAGTGCGGCGACATTTGCAATACAGGCGCATAATACTGACGTGCAATAATACCTAGCTCGCTAAGTAATGTTGTGTTATTGCCATTTTCGACCATCATGATGCCGTTACCGTCATCTGTTGATCCATCATTTGATCCATTGCTGTCAACATAGATGTTTAGTTTACCACTAACTACATTAGCAGAAATACCAGCAATTGAGGCGTTGTTAATGTCAACTGCCATTTGTGTAACTGTAGTACCCGTGAGTGTGACTTCAACGTCATTTAAGTAGATACTGTTTCCGGCTGTTAGAACTGGATTAGTAGTTGACGTTACTGTGTGCCAACTGTTTTTCCAATCGTCACTGCCAACCAGTACCCAAGTATTAGCCGCCACTGGCACAGCAGCTTCAGCATTACCGCTACTCTTGTAATACACTGGATTGTTTTTGTTAGTTGTTACAACTGCATAATCACCAATGCTACCGATTGAATCTAAAGGTATACCAGCAGCTAGATCGCTTGTATTAGTAATAACAATTGGAGTTTTTGCTGTAAATGTATTAGTTGCACGGCTCCATTCGAATGTTCCCCAACTAGTTGTACCAGTGTCAAACCAAAATGCACCATTGGCTGGGTCACCAGTTGGTCGAGTTGTTGTAGCAGTTAACTGAGCTAAGTCAATATCTGCTCTTTGGACATATGCTCTATTACTGATACCCAATACCGAGTATGCTGCAAGCAATCCATATTCGTTAAGTTCGTATCCGTTAATACTTGTTCCAGCACTTGTATTGTAAAAGAACGGCACGCCAAATGTTGCTGCTAGATCTCGTTGTGAAGTAATTAAGTACGGTTTGTTTGCATTAGCTGCTGTAGTGCCGGCTGCTACGCCAACACCGGCACCGCTTACTTTGTTTTGCGCCGATGCAACAAGTATGAACGGTACTGAATTAGTTGGGGCTGGGAGATAGTTACTTTCGTCGATGATTGTAACTTCTACGCCTGGTGATGTTAGTGCCATATGTTATGCTTCCTTTGTAAAAGTATTAGTATTCGCTAATGATATTTATTAGAATATACCAATTCTGGCTCTTTAGAATGCCCTTTGCAAAGGTTTTAATATAAATAACTGCATGAATAGACCTATGTGCGCCGCTTGCAACCGTCGATTAGTTGCCGTTAACTATAAAAAAGAAGGCAAAACGCATTATCGCACAAGATGCGATAATTGCACAAGAAGAAATCGTCGCAAAAAAACGCCTGTGCCTCGATGGCAACAGAACGGATTTAAAAAAAGTACAACATGTAATCGTTGTGGATTTAATGCTGTCAGTGGAGCACAGATTCTAGTATATCACATAGATGGTAATCTCAATAATAACAATCTTGCTAATTTGAGATGTGTTTGCTTAAACTGCACAGTCGAAGTTAATAGATTAGATCTACCATGGAAGGTTGGAGATCTAAT